TCTCTACTGCAGACATTACGCAGTTTATGAAAGAATTTGATGCTGAGCAAGCACGTCAGGTTGAAAAGGTAGTAACATCTACTGCTTCAAAGACAACACCTGGTGCAACACCAGAAGCGGTTACGGCAACCTCAGAAAGTGTTGCTAAGACAGAATATCCATCATTCTTTAAGCCAGCACAGTTTGCATCTGACTGGGTATGGAATAAGATTAGTTTTGCAGACGATAAAAAACTTGCTGCAAAGAATCTTGCTATACTATCCCAGGTTCGAGGTATAATTGACAAGTTCCAACTTATGGGTGTATCTGATGCCGAGGCAAAGGCTGCTGCAAAGCAGATTGCAATGGGCAAGAGAACAATTGCTGACTATACGGTAGAACTCCAAAAGAAGGCTTCTGTTGAGTACCCACAGTTTGCAGATAGATTCGCTAAGGACCCAACCCTAACAACTTATGATATTGCTTCCCCTATTATCAATATGGTTGCAAAGACACTAGAGGTTGACCCTTCTACAATTAAGATGGACAATTCAATTGTTCTGGCATATACACGTTATGCTGGCGCAGATGGTAAAGGTGTACCGCCATCATACTATGACTTACTACTTAGGACTAAGCAATTGCCAGAGTACCAGAAGACCCAACAAGCAAATAACGAAGCACGTGATAGCGCATCATCGCTTGCTAAGTCGTTAGGATTTGGACTATAATGGCGCAAACAGCGGCACAGAAAGCAGCAGCAGCAAAGAAAAAACAAGCAGCAGCAGATAATGCAGCAATTGCAAAAGCAGCAGCGGCAAAAGGAACAGCAGCAAAAGCGGCAAAGGCTAAAGAAGATGCTTATATTGCATCACTTGAAAACCCAATTACAAGTCAAAACGACCCACGTATTGCAGAGAATGCAGGATTAAATCCTGAAATGCTTGGGGGGATGACATCTACTGGTGTTGCTCCAGTAACGCCAACGCCAGTAACGGCAACACCTACTAAATTCCCAAAGGCTGGAACAATCTTACGTTACAAGCCAGGAAGCAAAAGCGGAACTCGTATTCCAGTATATGCTGATGGTGCTGGTGGAGAGTTTGATGGAGAAGAATCAAACGACCCAACAAATCCAGGAAGCACTGGGTTCACAGATACTGGTACTATAACTCTTGCTAAGAATACATTTGCAAATACTCTTGCTTTATTAATAGGCGAAACTGAGGCAGGTCAACCTTGGGTTGACGAATTGCGTGAACTTGCACAGGGGTTTATTAATACTGGTTCAAGTGTTGAAGAAGCAATAAACCTTGCCTTGCGCGATGCTAAGGCTAAAGGAAAAGCAGGTAAGTTTGTAACTCGTTTTAGTGCAATCTTTAAGTTACAAGATAGACTTAATGCTGGAGAAACAGTACAGGTCCCATCTATTGCGGACTATATTAAGTCAGAACAAGCACTTGGAGATGTATTCCGCTCTGTTGGTCTAGGGGACTTAGCAACTCAAGATATGGCTGCAAAGATTCTTGGAGATGCGAACAAGTCTGTATCAGAAGCAACAGACATAATTAATAATGTTTTTATGGCAATTGATAATGCTCCAGGAGCACTTGGTGCCGATTTAAAAACATACCTTAACAAGGGTCTTGACAGAACTTCTATTGCCAAAGCATTACTAACTGGTAAAGAAGGCGCTCTTGAACTTACAAAGAAGGTTAAGAGCATTGAGCAGTTATCTGCTGCCAAATCACAAGGTGTAGGAATTAGCCTAGAAGAAGGTGCAGACCTTGCAGCAATGGGTGCCGATTACGGAACCTCACTTGGTAAGTTTGCCGAAGTTAAACGACTAGAACGTGGACAGTCACTTGGTCGTATGAGCAATATTGACTTTACACAACAAGAGGCAATCTCGTCACAGTTTGCTGGCAACGCTGCTGCAGATGAAAAAATTCGCAGAATCAAAGAACAAGAAGTTAATCGATTCAGTGGAGCATCTGGAAGACTAGCATCACAAAATAGAAGCCGAGACTTCTAAATAGAATCCTGAACGGACCCATCGGCCCCGTCAGAGTAATAGACCGATAGCAAGAGCCAGCCTAGTTCCCCGACTAGTCACTGAGGCTTGCGACTACAACGAATAGAAGGGTGGTTGCTATGAGCAACAACTACTGGGATGACGAAGACGACGATAACGACACAGATACAGATACACCAATGGACGGAAGCGACCTCTTAAAGAAGTTGCGTAAAGCCAAGCGTGCAGATGAGAAGCGTATCAAAGACCTCACAGAGCAACTCGAGACTTTGTCCAAAGGACAGCGTGAGAGAATCGTCAAAGAAACCCTAGAAAAGAAAGGTGTCAATCCTAAAGCAATTCGCTTAGTCCTCAAGGACTTGGATGACGTTAACGAGGAGTCAGTGAATAACTGGCTCGATGATAACGCAGACTTGTTCGGACTGCAAACGCAACAGGATGCGCCCGAAGTAAACAGCCAAAATCGTGCAGCATTACGCCAGCAAGATTTGGTTACTCAGGGTGCAATAACACCTGACAGAGCCGAAGATATGTCGATGAGACTTGACAACGCAGAATCTGCGGAAGAAATCATCAACATGATTTACGGTTCACAAAACTAATCATAGTTTCTAACTACTAAAAAAGGAAATAACCTAAATGGCTAACGCATACGTATCCAGTGCCTCCGATTCACTCGGCGGTACAATGGGTAGTGCTGGTTTAGTACAGAAGGCTTATGACCGACTTCTTGAATTCGCTCTACGTTCAGAGCCACTAATTCGTTCAGTCGCAGATAAGCGTCCTGCTAAGCAAAGCATTCCAGGTTCAACAGTTGTTCTACAACGCTACGTTGACCTAACAGCAACAACAACTGCACTCACAGAAGCAGTTGACCCAGATGCAGTAGCAATGACTACACCAACATCTGTTACTATCACTCTTAACGAGTACGGTAACTCTGTTCTTGTAACACGCGCTTTGGAACTATTCAGCCTCGCTGACGTAGACCCAGCAATCGCTAACATCATTGCATTCAACCTTGCAGATTCAATTGACGCAGTAGCAATGGCAACATTGCGTGCTGGTACAAACGTAATCTACTCAGGTTCAACAGCAACATCAACAGCAACAGTTACTGCTGCTGCAACACTATCTTCTGCTAACATCCGCAAGGCTGTTGCGAAGTTGCGTGCAGGAAAGTCAGTAGCCCGTAAGGGTTCACTATACTGGGCTGGTCTCCACCCAGAAGTTTCACACGACCTTCGTGCTGAGACAGGTTCTGCTGGATGGCTACTTCCTAACCAGTACGGTTCTTCACAGGACCGCATCTGGGCAGGCGAGATTGGTACATACGAAGGTGCATACTTCGTAGAGTCACCACGTCTATACAACGCAACAGACGGTGCATCATCTGCACGTGTCTACCGTACTATCATCGCTGGACAGCAAGCGCTTGCAGAAGCAGTTGCTGAAGAGCCACATGTAGTTATCGGACCAGTTGTCGACAAGTTGATGCGTCACCGCCCAATGGGTTGGTACGGCGTACTTGGCTTTGCTCGCTACCGCGAAGAAGCACTATACCGAATCGAATCAGGTTCATCAATCGCATAGTTGGTTGACGGTTGAGCAGGGGGAGCAATCTCCCTGCTTAGCAGTAAATCCATTAGAAGGAGAATCATGGCAAACTGGACATTCACGACACCGTACGTATTAGAAGGTCCATCTGGCGGACACAGGTTGTTTTACTTTGCAAAGTTACGCAAAGGCATTACAATTATTAAACTTGATGGAGAATACTTCCAAACTCGTTATCCAGTAGATGAGGACCTAACTGAATACGAAGAAGTATATCGTGGTGGTTANGAACATACCGTAGATGATGCAACAAAGGCAGCACTTATTGTTGCTGACATTGACGTTACAGAAGCAAACTTTACAGCACAGTAGGAGATGAAATGGGACTACATCAAATACAGACACATGCCCAATATGTAGAGGGCTGTTTCGGATGCAAGGCATCCACACTCGAACTTGGTACAGGAGATGCAACTAGAGACATTTCAGACAAGAAATGGAACTCAGAGTTACAAGCATATCGAGATGCCAAGGCTCAAGGAATTCAACCAGGAGGCACATCACGTGCTCATGTTGAAGCAGCCTACGCTGCATCAGTAACATTAGGTACAGCCTACAATTCAGAGACAATGCCTAAAGCACATCAGATTAACAAAAAAACCGCCGAAGTTATGAAAGAGATTGGACAAGTATAATGCCAAAAGTGGGAATGAAAGAATTTGCTTACACAGCAAAAGGTATGGCAATGGCTAAGGCCGAGGCTAAGAAAACTGGTAAGCCAATGAAGAAGGCAGTCAAGCGCGTAGCAAAGAAGTCATCAATGGTCCGTAAGAAGGGCATGTAATCATGGCATCATATCTAGAAAATTTAATCAAAGAAGCCAAGCAGTACGCTAACGCTAGAAATAAAACTGGCGAGAATTCTGCCAAGGGAAGTTCATACCCACCAAACGTTATGGCTGATGGCGGTAAAGGGCGCGAGTATTACAGAGCCCAAGCAAGCGCTGCTCGTAAGCAAGAAGATTCAGCCTTTGGTCAGATGTTTGGAGCATTGCTTCAGGGTCGCCGTTATGATGACAAGACAGGTAAGTTAATAAAGGCAAAAAAGAAGTAATGGCATATACTAAACCAGAGTTACGGGAAAGCATCAAGAACCGCATTATGGCTGGTTCTAAGGGTGGTAATCCTGGTCAATGGTCTGCACGCAAAGCACAGTTACTAGCACAGGCTTATGAAAAGGCTGGTGGTAATTACTCTGGTGCTAAGACAACCAAGCAGAAGTCTTTATCCAAATGGACTAAAGAAAAATGGGGAACCAAATCTGGCAAGCCTAGTACGCAAGGTACTAAGGCTACTGGAGAAAGATACCTCCCCGAAAAGGCACGTAAGTCTTTAAGTGCATCAGAGTATGCAGCAACATCAAAGGCAAAGCGTGAAGGAACAAAGCAAGGCAAGCAGTTCGTAAGGCAACCTAAAAAGATAGCAAAAAAGACAGCAAGGTATCGATAATGAAAGACTCAAGACTAACACGGGCTGGTGTAGCAGGCTTTAACAAGCCTAAGAAAACACCAAGCCACCCTACTAAGTCACACGTTGTTGTGGCTAAGGTAGGTAGCCAGGTAAAGACCATACGTTTTGGACAACAAGGCGTTTCTGGCTCACCTAAAAAAATAGGAGAGTCTGCATCATATGCAGCACGTAGGAAGTCTTTCAAAGCAAGACACGCAGGTAATATATCCAAAGGAAAAATGAGTGCCGCATATTGGGCAGACAAGGTGAAATGGTAATAAAAATGGCAAAAACAGTAGATAAGAGTTTCTACAATAAAAAAATAAAAGTATCGCAGACAACTATTAACCAGATTAAAAAAATGGGAATGAAAGAAGCGATTGCAATGGTAAAAATGTTTGCAGAGCAGGGTACTGGCATGGGCGCAGATGGAAAAGATGTCCGTACAGCGGGCCGTAGCCAACTAAACGGCGAGTACGCAGAAGGAGTTAAGCGTCTATACGGAAACAAGCGTTATACTGCAGCAACTGCTAAGGGTGCCAATGCTATTCAGAATGCAGCAAATGCTAAGAAGAAGGCTGCTGCTGCTAAAGCAAAGGCTTCAGGACGTCCTGCAGGTTACTAAGAAACAACTATCAAAGGTGGGGACAATGGCACAAGAGACAGTATCAATCGCATGGTGTGACAATGGTATGGTTGATGGCAAGTTTATGCAAGGCGTTACAGACGTTATGCTTAAATCTGGCATCAACTTTACCACCACACTAAGAAGTCAAGGCAATCAGATTGCAAGACAGCGTGAGAAGATAATTCGTTACTGGTATGAAAACAACACCTCAGAGTGGCTCCTATGGGTTGACTCAGATGTTGTTATTAGTCCAGAGAAGTTTAGGCTCTTATGGGATAACAAGGATGTCAAAGAACGTCCTATTGTAACTGGAGTTTATTTTACAACAGATACACCAGAAGAACCTTTAATGATTCCAATGCCAACTATCTTTAACTTCGCAGAAGCGCAAGATGGTGTGGTCGGTATCAAGAGAGTTCACCCAATGCCAGAGAACCAACTTATCAAAGTTGAGGCAGCGGGTATGGGATTTGTTCTTATGCACCGAGATGTAATCGACAAGATTATTGAAGCAGTTGGCAATGAGATTGCTATCTTCAATGAGATTGGAACTGGCAAGTCATTCATGGGTGAAGATATCTACTTCTTTGCACTAGTTGGCAAAGCAGATGTCCCAGTCTATTGTCACACAGGTGCCGTAGTTCCTCACATGAAACGATTCTCATTTGATGAGCATTACTACAAAGCATTTTTTGGCGGAGTTAAAGAAGAAAAGAAATCTAATTTAATCTTGCCAAAGCAAGGGTTAATTACACCTAAGAAGGGTTAAACAATGGCACTAGGTAAAGCAGGCAGTAGCCTAACAGCAGAGTTGAACAGACTTGCTGGGACGACTGGTCTTGATGAACAAGGTGCAGCAAATGCTTGGGCTGCTACAAATGGCCTAGCAACTGTTGGCGCACTTAACATCAAGGTATCAGCAGCACGCACACGTGACAAGTTCAAGGACATCGATGGTGTCTGTAATGAACTTGCTGGAACTACTGGACTAGCAGCACCTGCTGCCCTAAGGAGCATCAACGCATGACAACTACTTTAGAGAACATGATTGATGAAGTTCTTATTAACCTTGCAGGTTATACCTTTCAACAGGACCGCGCAACTCACCTTACAAGTGCAGTAACTACAACAACCTCAACAAGTGCTTCCCCACTTATCCTATCTCTTGGCTCTACTGAATCTGTAGGTAAGGGTATCATTGAGATTGAAGAAGAGTTACTATGGGTTGACTCATATGACCGCATTGCTAATACTGCAACTGTCTCTCCTTATGGACGTGGCTACCTAGGTTCTACTGCTGCTACACACGCTGCAGACAAGAAAGTTACCATTAGCCCAACCTTCCCACGCTACTCAGTTAAGCGTGCAATCAATGATACTGTTAGTTCACTTGGTGCTAGCATCTTTGCTGTCAAGTCAACATCGTTTACATTTAATGCAGCAACGTCAACATATGCATTTACTAACTTAAACATTAAGAACATTATTACAATCTCATGGGAATCAATCGGACCATCTAAAGAGTGGGTACCAATTCGTCGCTACGACTTTGATTCAACCGCAGATTCTACAGCCTTTGGTGCTAACGCACAGACTGTTACACTTGGTGAGTATCCTATCCCTGGACGTACTGTACGCGTAGTATACGCAACAGACCCAGTAGCGTTTACGACTAATGCTCAAGACTACTCAACACAAACTGGCTTGCCAGAGTCAACAAAGGATGTAGCAATCCTTGGCGCAGCCTATCGTCTATTAACATTCCTTGACCCAGCACGCTCATCTCAGGTTAGCCCACAGGCAGACGAGACAGACTCTAAG